CGTGGGGGCTATTCTTTTTCTGAGGTTAATATGGCGATTACATATAGAGGCGAAAGGTTCAGTGGCTATAACAAGCCCAAAAGAACATCTGGTCATTCGACTAAGTCTCACGCCGTATTAGCTAAAGAAGGAGATAAGATTAAGCTGATTAGATTTGGACAGCAGGGGGCAGATAACAAGCCACCTAGAAAGAATGAATCAGCGGCAGACAAAGCAAAGCGCAAAGCATTCAAAGCGCGACACGCAAAGAACATAGCCAAAGGCAAAATGTCTGGGGCTTACTGGGCAGACAAGGTGAAGTGGTAATGGCATTCTCTACAGACTTAGATTTAAAGAACCTAGTGCCTGACATACTAGAGTTGGGTTTTGATACCTTTAGCGATGAACACGCTAAGGCGCAGAGCGATATTATCCGCGAACTACGAATAGGTTGGTGGGATAAGAAAGGGCTATCAGGCGAGCTAAACAGCGCGTACCTGACAGACTCACAGTTTACAAGATGTTCATCTTACTTGGTGTTGTGGAAGTACGCACTGCCTCAGTTAACTAACTGGGTTGATGGCGATAGATTCCAGAGCATGATTGCTTTCTACAAGTCTCGTTATGGCGAGGAGCTAGACAGTATTCTAAGAGATGGCGTCGAGTACGATGCTGATAACGATAGTGTCGTAACAGAGCAAGAAAAGAAGTCTATCCATAGCGGTAGATTGAGCAGATAATGGCTTTACCAATAATCGCTAGGATTGGCGCATCTGTTCTTGGAAAAGATAAAAAAAAGAAACAGACTAAAGTCAATGTTAGTGTTGAGATTGGCAGTAACGCCAAGCAGGTCGAGAAAAGACTGCGAAAGGCGGGAAAGGATATCAATAAGGCGGTAAAGCGAGCTTTATCTATTACAGCCCAAGAAGGAATCAACATAATAGAGCGCAGAACAGCGCAGAGTGTTGGCTTTAAGGGTGGTAAATTTACAAAGTATTCGCCTAAGTACGCAAGGTTTAGAAGATTCAGAGGTCGAACCAATAGACCGAATCTTGAGTTTAGCGGCAAGATGCTTGGCGCGATGACCAGTAAGGCAGATAGAAAAAAGGCTACTATCTTTTTCACTAGAGCCGTAGAAGCTAAGAAGGCGGCAGGTAATAACAAGCTAAGACCATTTTTCGGCTTTAATAGAAAAGAAGAAAAGAAACTAGGCGATATATTTTTTAGGAATATCAAATGAGCATTAGAGAACAGATAGCGGTTGACTTGGTAGATACACTCGAGCAGATTGCAAAGCCGGTACAGGTAAAGTATGTAACCAGAGAGCCATTTGATTTTGAGAAGCTATCTAATGCTCAGTTTCCTGCTATCTTGGTGCAGAGCGCAGACGAGGACAGAGAAGATAACACTGTCGGTGGCTCTATATCTCACAGGATGGCAACGATTAACTATCAGCTTGTATGCTATGTGAAAGGCAGTCAGATAGACACTGCTAGAAACAAGATCATAGAGGCTGTTGAGGAAAGTCTTGATACTGACAGAACTAGAGGCGGTGTTGCTCTAGATACACAGATTGTTAGTGTCGAGACAGATGAAGGTTCTATAGCACCGATTGGCGGTGTGATTTTAACTCTGCGTGTACTGTATAAGTATCAGCGCGGTACACTTTAACTTTATGAGGTTATAAACATGGCAAGTGCAACAGGCAATAGCGGCATTGTAAAACTCGTTACTGATGGCGGTTCATTAGCAACAGTGGCAGAAGTACGCTCTTTTAACATTGATGAGACAGCAGACACTATTGAATCTACATCTATGGGTGATCCTGCAAGAGCTTATCTAGCAGGTTTCAAAACTGCAACTATCAGTCTTGAGTGCTATTGGGATTCTACAGATTCAGCTCAGGATGACTTAGACGTTTCATCTAAGATTGATTTTCAAATCTATCCTAATGGCGTAGGTACTGGCAAAAAGTATGTTGGTGAGGGCTTTGTAACTGATAAGTCTATCAGCGTATCTTTTGACGGCATGGTTGAAGCATCTTTTTCTATCCAAGTAACAGGCGCAGTAACAGAAGCATCAGCGTAAAAGGGGGTTAAAAACTATGGGACTAGCAAAAGAGTTGCGTACGCGCAGAGAAGTTAAGGTAAGAGAAGTTGACGTACCTGAGTGGGGTGACGATTCTGGAGCGTTCAAGTTGTATTGTAAGCCAGTTACTTGTTACGACATGAACCAACTACAGAAGAAGCACCCTAACTTCTTAGAGAACACTACGATAGCCGCTATGGTTGATCTGATTGTTATGAAAGCAGAAGATCAAAGTGGCGAGAGGCTGTTTACTGCGGCAGACGATAGAATGGAATTGATGGGCGAGCATACAGATGTTATATCTAATATCGCCAATCAGATGTTTGCTGACTTAGAGTCTGAGGAAGATTTAGTAAAAAACTAAAAACCGATCACCATAGATTGAATTTAATATCTTTGGCTGATCGGCTTTCCAAGACTATAGAAGAAGTAGAGCAAATAAGTCTTTCAGAGTATCGAGAGTGGATGGCATATTTTGAAATACTAAAGGATTCCGATGGCTAACCAAAAACTAAATATCACGATCAAGGCTTTTGACAATACCAAGAAAGCCTTTCGCACTGCTACCGCAGGACTTAAGAAAGTAGGTGGCGCAGTCGCTAGCACTAAGACAGCTATTGTTGGTCTAGTTGGTGCGGCAGGTTTTGGCGCGCTGATTTCAAGTAGCCTTAGAGCAGGTGACAGCCTAGCTAAAACAGCATCTAAGATTGGCGTTACAACAGAGGCACTATCTGGTCTGAGGTATGCGGCAGAACTCACAGGCGTTTCATCTGAAACAATGGATATGGCTTTACAGCGTTTCACACGTAGGGCAAGTGAGGCGGCACTAGGCACAGGCGAGGCTGTTAATGCGCTAAAAGAATTAAACCTAGATGCTGAATCCTTAGTAAAGCTACCCTTAGATAAACAGATGGGGCTAGTCGCAGATGCTATGGCAGGTGTAGGTACGCAGTCAGATCGTGTTCGATTAGCAATGAAGCTGTTTGACTCTGAGGGTGTTGCTCTTGTTAACACCTTAGCAGGCGGTTCTGTCGCCCTTGAAACTATGGCAGAAGAAGCAGACGATCTAGGAATCAGTTTAAGCGGTGTTGATGCTAAGGCTATAGAAGATGCTAATGATGCGTTTACTAGGGCTAAGACAGCGATTATGGGTGTTGTACAGGCTATGACTGTCGAGTTTGCACCTGTAATTGAAGACCTATCGGATAGATTTGTTCAGTTTATCAAAAGGCAAAACGAATCTGGCAATGTAGGCGAAAAGGTAGCGAGAAAACTAATAGGTGTTTTTCAGTCAGCTATAAATGTATTTTTAAACTTTCAATCGTCAATAACTAGCGTGAAGTTAGAATTAACAAAGATGGAATGGTTTGTTAAAAGCACGCTAAATGAAACCTTTAAAGCAACTATCGGCATATACAATCAGATTGTTGGTTTATTCAATGGTACACAGCTTCAAAACCCATTTGCACAGGGCGTAGCAGATACAAGACGAGAGATTGCACAGCTACAGGGTGAGTTAGCTAATCTTAGAAGTGCCGCGAACGTCAATATGGCTGATCAGTTCTTTCCGTCTAGCGGGGGTGAGTATGTACCCTATGCACAAAGATCAAGCTATGATGGCGGTGGCTTTACTGGTCGCGGTGCTAGAGCAGGTGGCATGGATGGCAAGGGCGGTTTTCCGGCTATGCTTCACCCGAATGAAACTGTTATTGATCACACGAAAGGTCAGGGACAGGGTGTAGTAATTAATCAAACAATCAATGTGACTACTGGTGTACAATCAACAGTGAGAGCAGAGATCACTAATCTACTGCCACAAATTCAAGAAGCCTCTAAGCAAGCTGTTCTGAATGCTAAACGCAGAGGCGGTTCATTCGCTTCACAGTTAGTAGGTAGATAAAATGCCAGATACTTTTTTAAAAAATAATAAGCACTTGATTGAAAGTATGAGTGTGAGAATGGTACATGCAAATGCAGTTAGCCAATCCCCTTACACATTACAGCAACAAGTGCAAAGTTTTGGCGGCATGAGATGGGAAGTAGATGTATTATTGAAGCCACTAAACAATGAAGATGCTTTAGATGTTCAGGCTTTTTTCGTAAAATTAAAAGGGCGCAAAGAATCTTTTGAAGTACCAATGGTTCATTCATACAATGAAAACCATAGCGTTTCAATTGCCGGCGTTACAGTAAACGGAAATCAATCCGCAGGTGACAGCACTTTTGCTGTTACTACATCAACTGCTATTCCTGCGGGCAGGATGTTCTCTATTGGTGGTCGTGTATATATGAATACCAACACATCTGGGACTGGCAATGTAACTTTAGACATAATCCCACCATTGCGAACTAATGTTTCAGATAACGCAACAGTTTATTTCAACCCCGCAGGGGCTTTTAGGTTGGACACAGACGAAGTTGCATGGGGTATAAGTAATGACCTTAAATATGGATTTAGCTTTACCTGCGTAGAGGCAATTGATGGCTAGAGATATTAATGCAAGCACATTAGCACAGTTTACAAGCAATGAATTGCAGGTCTATTTTGCTGTTGAGCTAACGCTACCTAATGCAAGCAATCCTGCACAGGATATTGTTGACAGAATGTGGACAGGCTACAGCGACAAATCAATCACTGTAAATGGTTCAAGTCAGACTTTCACAGGCATGGGCGAACTGTTAGGGATAAGTGGTACAAGTGAAACCAGTGATCTAGCGGCTAACGGCTTGCAGATTCAGATACTTGCAGACAGCACAACGATACCTGCCTTGCGTGATTTAGATTATCAAGGTAAGCCATTGACTGTTTACTTAGGTGCTTTAGACCCAAACAATGGAAACGCTTTAGAGCCTATTGTTTATTTTGAAGGGTTTAATGACAAGCTAACCTTTGTGCAAGATGGCGATTCTTTATTGGTAACAATATCCGCAGAGCATAAGTTCATCAGATTGTCGCAAGCAAGCAACCGAAGATATAGCGATGCAGACCAGAAACTTGATTCCCCTTCAGATAAAAGTTTTCAGTATGTCAACGCAACATCCAAAGCATTTTATACTTGGGGCGTGTAATGAGTATTTTTAAAACAAGCAATATATTCAACAGGAAGTTTAACGCTCTAGGTATTTCTGGCGCAGAAGCCAGCAAGGAAGCCTATGACTATATTATTGACTCTGTACAGGAAACAAACACAACCAGTGCCTTTGTTAAAAACACAGTTGAATCTGTAGAATTTGCACAGGAAAGCACAGTAAGCTCAACCGCCCCAAGACGAATAGTTTATGGAACTGCTGTTGTTGGCGGCAACATTGTCTGGCGTGTATCAGAAGAGACGGGAGAAACACAGTTTGCTATAGTTTGGGCTGAGGGTTGTAACGCTGTTAATACTATTTTGTTTGATGGCATTGATGTAGCTCCTAGCGGCTTATATCCTAATGGATACTTTGGCGGCAACTTTAGGGCTGAAAGTTTTACAGGATTGACAGGCAGTCAGAATTTAACTGACTCTCTTCTGATATCTAAAAAACCATCTTACTGGGATGCGTTTCACTTTTTTTCTGGTTGTGCATATTCTTATATATTTCTTAGGTTCAACTCAACAGCATTTCCGCATGGCTTTCCATCTGTTACCGCTGAAATAGAAGGTCGCAGGATATATGACCCAAGAAAAGACTCAACATCTGGCTCTATATTATATGATTCAAGTCTGGGCGTTTCTTCACACAGATTAGCGACTTCTTCAACATGGC